AGTTGTTGCTCCTATTTTCCGCAACATTGCTATGCAGACCAACGTAATGACAATTCCAGTAAATCCAGAAGCAGGTACTGCTACTTGGGTTACTAACGCTGACTTCGGAGCTGTTCCAGCTACCCTCGGCGCAGCTGGTCCTGGTGCTGGTGGCAATGCTACTCATGCATTAAAAGAGATTACTCTAAATGCATACAAACTAGCTACAAACGAGTACACAGCATACGAAGAAGAAGAAGACGCACTATTGGCTCTAATGCCAATCATCCGTGACGGTATGGTTCGTCGTGTTGCTCGCGCTGTTGACAAGGCATTCTTGTTAGGTGCTGGTTCCGGAAGCGACCCTGTTAAAGGTCTAAGCGTCTGGGCTACTAACACCACTGCTACTGGTAACACAGTTGCTGCTGGTATGACAGTTGCTAAAATGCGCACTCTACGTCAAGGTCTTGGTGCTTGGGGTCTAGACCCACAAGAAGTAATTTATATCGTTAATACCGATGTATATTACCAGTTGCTAGAAGACACAGTCTTCCAGACAATGAACCAAGTTGGTACACAAGCTACATTACTAACTGGTCAAATCGGCCAGATCGGTGGCAGCCCAGTATTAGTTTCTGCTGAATACGCTACTCCAGGTACCGGTGTTGCCGGCGCAGTTTGCGTAAATCCAGGTAACTTCATTGTTGGTAATCAGCGTGGTCTACGCATCGATACTCAAGAATTAGTTGAAACACAACGCCGTGTTATGGTAGCTAGCCTACGTACCGGTATGACTCGTGTTACTTCTAACCTAGGTAACGCTGTAACAGCACACAAGTACACAGCATCTTAATTTTATTAAGTAGTTGATGTTGACAGGGCTTAACCGCCCTGTCTTTTAAAAGGATTTTCAGAGTCCTTTTAAAAGACAAGAGAGGCAAATATGGGATTAAATCTAACAACTAGAGCAGACTATAAAGCCTATGTGGGTATAAAAAGTACAACTCAAGACGCAGTAATTGACGCACTAATACCAAGAGTATCAGACTTTGTTAAAAACTACTGCAAAAGAACTTTTGTAGATAATTGGGATACTGCAAGAGTAGAAACATTTGACGGTGGCTTTGATAGACTTATCTTAGCTGAGAATCCAGTTAGAGCTATTTCTACAGTACAATACAGTATTGACTTTGGTCAGACATTTACAACTTTAACACAATATACAGACTACGTTATTGATGGATATACGGTACGCAGTACACTATCTTCAGGATTTCCATACTTACTGCGTGGCTACAAAGTCACTTATACTGGTGGATACGAAGATACTCCTCAAGACTTAGAGCTAGCAATCTTTGATTTAATGAGCTACTATCTAAAAAATGATAGTGCAGTACACAGTCAAAAACTACCAAGTCCAAATACCACACAGATACAGTATATTAACGATTCACAGTTACCAGCCCACATTAAACGTGTATTAGACAGTTATCAGGCGGATTACACATGAGCGTAGAACAGTTTAGCAAAACCATTCAAAGTCAAATTTACAAGCAATGGCTAACTAAACTAGAAAAGAACATAATTACAAACTCTGCTAAAAGTTTACGAGCAAGCCAACAAACAGCTGCAAAAACTGATTTCTATATTACTAAAAATACTGTAATGGATATGTATAAAACCATTACTGGTAAAAAAATGGATTCTACTGATGCTGATGTTTTACTATTTAGTTTAGCTGAAGCACAAGGTACTGGTTCAAATATAGTACAAGGTACATTTACAACAGTAGGCGGAAATAAAGCGGTTTTGTTTAAATCAATTGGTTTTGATACTATTAGTACTCGACTAATTAAAGTATTTGAAGAAGACTACTTAGTACAAGAGGCATACCGTAAAGCAGAACAAAACTATATTGATAGTCAGATGGCTGAACTAAATAAGCGCACTGATTTAAAAGGCAGAGCCAAACAAACGGAAATTGATAAAATAGAAGCTGAAGCAAAACGTCAGGCTAGTTTTGGTTACTATTTTAATAAAGGCCACGTAATTGGAGTAGCCACAAATCTTACTAAACAATTTAGAGATGAAATAACAAAAGCAGATGACTTAGCAGAAAAAGAACGCAGAATGTTAACTGAAGTTCTTGATCAGTATATTGCTAAATTACAGGCAGACGACTTAGCTACTGCTAACTTACCTAATGCAGTTGATCAAGAACTATATGCGGGATATATTAAATCAAGCAGCAAATATTTAGTAGAAATACAGTGTGCTATTAAAAATCAAGGTGCAGGTCGCGAACAAGCTTCCCCGGTACTAGACGAATTGCGTAAGTTATTTGATATTACTACAGCAGATATAACTGGTATATTAAATAATTCCCCAGCACTTGGTAGAGCACTAGCATTTACAGAAGGCTCGCCCAGTTATATAGATTTAATTGCAAAAGATATAGTAAATATAATTAAAACAGGCAAAAAACCTGCCGCAAAAATTTACAAACAAGCACCAAAACTTATTGGTAAAAAGTCTACAAAAGTTATAAAACCAAAAACCAATAAAACAACTATTCAAAAGCTAAAACAGCTTAAAAGTAAAATACAAGCAGTAAAGTCAGACCCTAAAAAGATAGTGGTTGAGCCAAATACCATAAACTTACCTGTTCTTTTACTTTTTATTAATCAGCACCTACAAGATGTTATAAGTGCTAATATGGGCGACGGTTCCCGTAGCGATATTTTAAACTACAGAACAGGCAGATTTGCTGCCTCTGCACAAGTTACGGCACTATCACAAAGTCGTGAAGGCCTGATAACTGCTTTTTATAGTTACATGAAGAATCCCTATGCAACTTTTAGTGATGGTGGCAAACAGGCAAGACCGAAATCTAGAGATCCTAAACTGCTAATAGGTACTTCAATTAAAGAGATCGCTGCTCAGCAGGTAACAAATAGATTAAGGGCAGTATTAGTATGAGCCGTAGAACATCAATAATAACAGCATTAGCCACAAAGTTAAATACAATTAACGGCACAAGTCCTTATAGCACTAACTTGTTTAATAATGCTTATGCTAAATTAAAATTCTGGGATGAAGTAAATGACTTTCCGTCAGTTTATATGAGTCCAGGAATGGAGCAACGTGAATATCACCCAGGAGATTTTGCTTGGGGATACTTAGGCGTATCAATAAAAGTTTATTGCAAAGGCGAAGATTGCCAACAGCAACTAGAACTTTTATTACAAGATATAGAAACTTGTGTAGATGCAAATCGTAGATTGGTTTATAATAGTACCAACAACTTTGAGACAACAGAGATATTGGTTCAAAGTATAACTACCGATGAGGGCTTACTATACCCTTACGCAGTCGGTGAAATTAACTTGCAAGTCCGATATCAGGTCATGTGAGCAACCATGCGGCAGTGCTAACAACAGATAAATGTCTAGTTTATGTACTAAAGCATTAACAAAAAAGGAAATGAAATGGCATTTAATTTAATTCGTAACGCCAGAGTATTCTTTACCACAAACGTTAACTCTTACGGAGTTGTTAATACTGGCACAATGACCAGCACTAACACCTTTGAATTACAAGTTTTAGATGGTTTAAGTTTTACTCAGAACACAACAACAGAAACAATTACGCTAAACGAAGCAGGTGCAACACCTAATCGTGGTCAGCGTAACTTCAACACTGCCTTAGAGCCAGTTGACTTTTCGTTTAGTACTTATATTCGCCCACGCGACATTGATGCTCAACCAAGTGGTGCAGGTTCACACCAAGTTAGCTGTGAAGAAAGACATTTGTGGAACGCAATGTTTGGCTATACTGCTCTAGGTGCCGCAGGCGCATCAGCAGTAGCAGGTCAAGCATGGACAGATGGTCCTGATGATTCAGTATCAACAAGCTATGCAGCAGTAACCCTAGCAAATTCTAACAGAAATCAACTACTACAGTTTGGTTTAATTATTATTCTAGACGACGCAACATTTGTTATTGACAATTGCGTTATGGACACAGCAACCATGGACTTTGGTTTAGATACAATTGCCATGATTCAGTGGGCCGGTAAAGCCTCTGCTATTCGTCAGTTTGACAAAACCACACTAACTAATGGCTCAACAACAGTTACTGCAACAGCTGTAAGCGCAAGCAACACACCATTCACTGGTACTGCTCTTCTTAAAGATACACAAGCTGCTTATCTAGCAAATAAATTAAGTACAGTTACCCTAAAATCAGGTATTTCAGGCTCAGGCTCTACTTACGATATTGCCCTAACAGGTGGTTCAGTAACTATTAGTAACAATGTTACTTACTTGACACCAAGTAACTTAGGCGTTGTTAACCAGCCAATTACCTACTTTACAGGTACACGTTCTGTAACTGGATCTATTAATGCTTACCTACGTACTGGTTCACTAAGTGCAACAGCACTTTATAATGCATTGATTACAGCTAGCTCAACAGACGTTAACCCAGCGTATAACTTGTCTTTAAGTGTTGGTGGTAGTTCATCTGCAACAACTCGCGTTGACTTGTTAATGCCAGCTGTTGTATTGCAGATTCCTACAATTGCAACTGAACAAGTTATTTCTACCACAATCGGATTTACTGCTCAAGGCTATGCCAGCACTTCATTCGACATTGGTGCAAACAACGAAATTGAACTTCGTTACTTCGTAGCTAATACTAACTATTAATCATAGTTTTATAGATGCCGGCACGATCACCGGCATCTCTTTTTAACCATCCATATTAAATTAATAACAAGGGCAATAATGTCTCAACTTTCTTTAAAATCAATGCTAGTACCAAGTAAAACCAATGTGGTTGAATACCCAGGTATGCCAGGCCTTGAAATTACTATCAACTTTTTAAGCCGAGAAATTTTACAAACAATTCGTAAAAAAGCAACTAAAACTAGTTTTAAGAATCGCCAAGCAGTCGAAGAACTGAATGACGATTTATTTCTGGACTTATATGTTCAGAACTCAATTAAAGGCTGGAAAGGATTTAAAATGTCCTATCTAGAACAACTAGCACCAGTTGAAGTGGCCGAAGGTGAAGCGGATACTGAACTAGAATATACACAAGACAATGCTCTTGCATTAATGAAAGCATCTAGTAGCTTTGACAGTTTTATTAGCGAACAGGTCACAGACCTGGGAAACTTTTCGACGAACAAACAGAGTTAGTCGTAAACTGTTTGGAAAACTACTTTCAAAACTCTGACGTTGGTATGACCAAGGATCAATATTTTGAAATGTGTGAAGCACTAAATACTGAACCAGTTGACTCAGATATACCAGTAGAATACTTGGACTTTCCTGTTGAAATACAGCAAGTTTTTAATATTTACTTTTTAATGAGCGACATATGGGATGGTATGAATGGAACCTATCAAGGTAAGAATACCTCAATAATTTTTGAATTATTAAATGTGTATGATATACCGCACGAAGATAGACTAATCTATTTAACGTTTATTCGCTCTATGGATAATATCCGTAAGAGACTGATAAATGAAAAGGTAAGACAAGCGCACGATAAAAAGCCCTCCACAAGTTAGTTGAGGGCTTTTTTATTGCTTGAAATTTTTTGGTTTGACAGTTTTTAGTCCACGTGATATAATGAGTGACAGTTATGAATATTTGCTGTAGAAGTGTTTCTACAGCCATATAATGCCGGGAGAATCCATGAGCAATGAGACGATTAAAATTGGTATAGACGTTAGTTCCAACGGAACCCTACCTAAAAGTGAAAAAGAAGCCGCCGCACTAAATAAGCAATTAGAAGCTTTGGCTAGAAATGCTGATCGCGCAAATAAAGCTCAGCAAGGTGGTACTGGCGGCAGCCGTAAAGCTGCGGCTACTATGGATAACCAAGGGTATAGAAATTTACAAGGCACTGCTCAAACAAGCGGTGCTGAAGGACGAGACTTTGCAAAACAGTCGCAAGGTCTTGGTGGATTGGTACGTGTATACGCTACCTTTGCTGCAAACATATTTGCTGTAAGTGCAGCATTTAATGCCTTGAGAGAAGCTGCAGCAACAGAAAACATGGTTAAAGGACTTGACCAACTAGGTGCAGCAAGTGGCCGTAATTTGGGTACGCTTTCTAAACAAATTGCCTTAAGTGTAGACGGAGCAATATCACTTAGAGAAGCAATGACCTCCGTGGCTCAAGCTAGTTCTGCAGGTTTAAATACTAAACAAATAAAAGATTTATCCATAGTAGCTAATCAAGCTTCCCAGGCTTTAGGTTTAAATATGTCTGATGCTATGAGCCGTCTAAGTCGCGGTATTAGCAAGATTGAGCCGGAACTATTAGACGAATTAGGTATTTTTGTTAAAGTAGATGAAGCTACTCAAAAATACGCTTTAAGTGTTGGTAAAACTACAACCTCACTATCAGACTTTGAAAAACGCCAGGCTTTTGCTAATGCAGTACTTGATCAAGCAAAAGAAAAATTTAGTGCTATTGACGTAGCCGCTAATCCGTATGACAAACTACTAGCAAGTGTTAAGAATCTAGCAACAACTGGATTAGAGCTAGTAAACAAATTTTTAGCTCCCGCAGTTAAATTTTTAGCTGAGTCTCCTACAGCTCTGGCTCTTGTTTTTGCTAGCATTGCTGGAATACTATTAAAACAAGCACTGCCTGCATTAGGCGAATTTCGTCGTGGCATAGAGTCCACTAGAAAAGCATCGGCAGATGCGGCTGCTGCTTTTGCAAAAGCCTTCCCAGATACTTTCCAAGAAAAATTACTTCGTCAGTTCCAAATACCAGATCTAGAAAAATCTGTAGCTAGAGCAGAAGCAAATTTAAATAGACTAAACAAAAACCCAGCACTTGATAAAACACTTGCTAATAATTTATCTAGTGCTATTGCTGCAGACCCTAAAGCGCTAGCCAGTGCTGAAAAAATATTAGAAAACCGTAATAAAATTATTGAAACCGGTAAAAAAGGCAGTGCGCAAGCAACGGCTGCTCAAATTGAGAATGCTAGAGCAGATAAACTACAGCTAGAAGGAGCTATTGCAGTTTATAAAGCTAAACTTGATCTAATAAAGGCCAACAGCTTATTAACGGCAGGACAAGATAAGATGGAAACAAAGGCAGGAGCCCCTATTAGTAGATGGGACCCTGAAACTTTAGCTTTAGCAAGATATACAAAATTACGAAAAGAAGTTACAAAAAGTGAATTAATTTCAGGTGCAGCCGAAACTGCTTCTATTTTAGGAGTTAGAGCTGCTTGGTCAGAACTTCATGCAAATGTACAAAAAGAAGGCTTCAATACCTGGGACAAATATACTACGCTTGCCAAAGGCGGACTAGCTGCCGTAACTACAAGAATTATGGGAATTGTTGGGGCACTAGGCACTCTAGGACAGGTTGCTGCTACTGCTGTGGCAGTATTTTCATTAATTGACTCTTTTGCATCAAGCGCTACAAAAGAAGTAGAAGCTTTTAATGCTGCAACTGATGCTACTAAAGCAGCACTAAAAGGCGTAAATGATACCTATGACTTATATCTTATAAAGAAAAGAGAAAGCTTTAGTCTTGAAAGTATTTCTGCATTTACAAACGCACTAGGTGGGCTAACCGATTCGTTTGAAAGCCAAATATTAGCAGTCAGAAAATTTGATGCTGCCGCAAATGGCTGGGATAGATTTAAAGACAGCTTTAGTAAGCTATGGGGCGGCGATAATGCCACTAAACTAAAACAAGGTGCAAAAGATACTGTTCAAGGTGTTCTAAAGTCATTAGAATTTAGTTCTTACAAACAAGAAGGTGAATCAATATTAGCTAAGGCGTTAGGATTAAATGATCCTAGTCTTTTATATGATACAAAAGCATTTGAGAAAGCTATTGCAGCAATTCCAAGTACAGAAGTACTAACAAAAATGGAAGAGTTAAACAAAAAGTTTAAAAGTATTAGGGAACAAGAAGAATATTCCACTAATGCTGCAAAAGCATTTGCAGAAAGCCTGTCAACAGTTGGCAAAATTATTGATCAAATGATTCAGGCCAATGCTTTTACTGATTTACAGGGTAAACTAGGAGTAGAACTAGTAAATGCTTCAGATAAGCTTGCACAGGCTTTACAGGATCCACTAAAAGCCTTAGAAGCGATAGCTAAACTTAGCAAAGATCCTAAAGCTCTCGCTGCTTTAAATGTTACTGATATAGCAGAACTAGCCCAGGCAGCTAAACTCGAAGTAGACATGAGTGAAGCTGTACAAAAGAGAGCCGCAGCGGAACAAGCTTTAGTTCAGGCCAAAGCTGGTAAGGGCGAACTTAATACCGATCCTAGGGCTAGATACAGAATGTCAAGGGACGGATTAGGGGCAACAGCTGCAGAAAAAGATGTACAAAATGCAGATGCTGCGCTACAAAAAGCAATTAATCAGGTAGCTAACGTTCAAAAAGAAGCAGCTAAATTTGCTATTAGCCAGGTTGGTTTAGTAGATAAGATTGCTAGCGCCGGACTTGAGAAAATTGAGTTGGGTTTAAAGAAAACAAAAGAACTTGCAGGTATATCTGTTGCACGTGCTCAATTAAGTTTTGCAGCATCTGCAGGTTTTGACACGTCTGGGGCAGAATATAAATTACGTATACAAGAACTAAAAGTACAAGAAAGCTTAATAGAAGCTAGTTATAATGCACAAATTCAAACACAGAAAAATACCGATGCATTAGGCTTACTAACTGCAATTATGCAATTAGACGCCGCAGACAAAATGAAACAAAAAGCAGAAGTAGATAAAAAGCCAGAAAACTTAATTTTAGCTGAAAAACTACTAAACCAGGCCGAGGATTCAATACTTAAATTTACTGCAAAAGGCCTATTACAGGGCGGAATGAGTGCGGCTAATGTAGCGAATAGTTTGGGATATGATGTAGATAGCCAAAAATCTGAGAAAATAAAACTAGCTATAATGCAAGCGCAAAGTTCTATAAGAACTGATAATTTAGCTAAAGCTCAGCGATCAGCTGCTCTCGCACAACTTGAAGCTGACAAACGCATAGCAGCCATAGAATTAGAAACAAAAGCTGATAACTATCGTTTAAAATTAGCACAGGACGCTATAGCAATTAGTAAAACTAGGTTAGAAATAGACGGTCAGCTACTTGCCATATACGAACAAGTAAATGCTTATAGCTCAGAAGAAATTATTAGGCTAAAAACTACTAATCAGCAAGCAAAAGATAATGCTGATTTTAGTAGTAAACAGATACAGCTTGAAAAAGAATGGTTAGACCTAAAAAGAGCTGCTAACATTGCTGAATTAACTGATGAAAAAGAACAATTAGCTTTATTGACTGATCAAAACAAACAAAGACAAACTAATTTAGCACTAGAAAAGGCTACTAAAGTATTTGGTCAACAAATAGCTGATATTAAGGCAGAATCAGCAGTAGCACAAGCTAGATTGACTTTACAAACAAGTTTAGAAGCAGAAAAACTAAGATTAACTAATTCTCTAGAAGAAGCCAAACTTAGCAATAAACAACGCGAAATAGAATTAAAATTACAGTTAAATCAACTAGACGAAATTACTGCTAATAGACTTAGAACTCAAAACGATTTAGCCTCACAAAACCTAAAGTTTACTGAACAAGATTTAAAACTTAAGTCAGACTTATTCCAGAAAGAAGAAGCTGCAAGACAAGCACAAAAGATATTTGATGCCGCAGCTGCACAAGCCGTTGCAAATCCAACAGAAGCAAGCACAGGTGCTTTAGCTAGTGCAGGCGAAGGATTAACTAATGCTCAAAGACAGGTTGACGTAAGTACGCAAGCAATTAGTATTAATAATCAAGTAAACGAAACAGTTAAAACAGGTATCCAACTACAAGCTGAATTAAACGAAAAATTATTAAGACAAGCTGAACACCTAAAACTAGTTCAAAGTACTGCGGAAAGTTTAGGCGTAGTATTTGGTGAAACAGGTAAAGCTATGGGCGATACATTAACTGCATTCGACGCACTACAAACTAACCAGAAAAACCGTGCTGAGCAACTTAAAAATGCTGCAGGCGATGAAACACGTCAAGCTGAACTTAAAAAGCAATTTGCTAAAGAAGAAGTTGGAGATCAAGCAAGAGTTATTGGTGCTGCAAAAAATATGTTTGATAAAAAGAGTCAAATATATAAACAACTAGAGGTTGTTGAAAAAGCTTATCACTTATTTAAAATGGGAACATTTATACTAGAAACTGCTAAAAGTGCTTGGGCTACTGCAATGCAACTTAAAGATGCTTTTGCCAAAAATATGGCCGCAGAAGCCGAAGCAGGCACACAAGGTATACTAGCTGTTGTAAAATCTTTAGCAAGTTTACCTTTTCCAGCCAACATAGCTGCAGGAGTTGCTACAGCAGCAGCTGTAGCAGCTTTAATGAGTAAACTTGGTGGTAGTAGTCCTACAGTTAATTCAAGTTTTGGCATGAATTCGGAACAAATGCAAGAAACGCAGGGTACTGGACTTACTTACGATGCAAGTGGGGTAAAAGTTGAAACTGGAGGTGGAGTATTTGGCGATAGTTCTGCTAAGGTGGATAACATCAATAAGTCTTTAGAAATTATTAAAGCTAATTCTGTAGATGGTTTAGCTTATGATGATAGACTACTAAAAGCATTTGAACGTGTAGCTAATGCTATGACTGGTGCCGCAACAGCAATTTATACAATTCCTGGACTTCGTCAAGGCGGTGCATTTGGTAGCCAAGGTGGCACTACTAGTACTAGAAGTAATGGTGGTGATTTAGGTACCATGTTATCATTTGGACTTAATCAAGCTATACCTTTTGTAGGAAATATTTTAGGCGGTATTTTTGGTGGCGGAACCAGTGCTGCTACAAGTATTGAAGGTTCAGGCATACAATTACGTGGTAGTTTTGAACAAATTATTACTGATACTAGTAATAGTATTAAACAGTATAAAGATGTTTTACAACAGTTTCATCGCGATGGTGGCTGGTTTGGTCAAGATGATGATTGGACAGTAAGATGGCGTGAAACCATGACAATTAAGAGTGAGGTTGGAAACGCTATCAAAGACATATTTGTTGAGTCTAAAAATATGTTTGTTGAAGTAGGTAAAAGAGCTGGAGTTAGTGTTTCTCAAGTACAAAGGGTATTTGAGACTTTAGGGACTAATATTGATCTGGATTTACGGGGTTTAACTGGTGATCAAATTGTAAAAGAACTAAATGCTGTTATTGGTAGTAAACTAGATGAAGCGGCTAAAACTTTATTCTCAAGTTTTGACAAGTACAAAAAGTTTGGTG